GTAGGCTTGGCTGACACGTTTGCTGAAGCCTACCAAGGCCGGCATGGATTGATGGGCGGCATCACGCTTCAGACGGCCAAGAAGACGGCCAATGTTACCGAGTTTTTGCAAAACCAACTTGACGAGATTGAAACTGCGCGTAGCAAGGTCGTAGACAAAGACGACACAGCATTGCACAACATCATCGACGAAATTGTGGCTCTTTATCTGTCCACTCTCTACAAACTGAAATTTTTAGCGTAAGGAGCTAACATGGCAAACTATATGCAGCTTAGTGCTACCAAACAAGTCAAAGTTGGCGGCGGAAAAATTTACGGCATTTTTGTGTCTGCTTCGTCAAGCGGCACTTTGACCGTGTATGATTCGGGCGCGGCCAGTACAAGCGACCCCAAAATTTCTGACACTATTGCAGTAAGTGCAGGAACTTCATATTTGAGCTTCCCAGTAGGACTGTTTTTTAGTAAAGGCTTATATATCGTACTTGGCGGCACATCTGCCGCGTTTACAGTAGGATATGAGTAACCGTATTGGTGCGGCTCACCAAGGATTCTATAGGGATCGAAAATGTCTGAAGAAGATGTGTTAGCGGTAACGCCCGCGCCGGAACAGGAAGTGACGACGGCTCCTGAACCTGAACTACAACAGTCGGATGACGCGCCGGCCAAAGTCTTCACACAAGAAGAGTTGGACGCTATCGTCAGCAAGCGGCTTGCTAAGGCAGAACGGAAATGGTCAAAGATGCAGGCGGCTCCGCCACCTGTAACACCAGTTGCGCCCCCTACTTTAGATCAATTTGGTACTGTTGATGAGTACGCCGAGGCTTTGGCGGCTCAGAAAGCAGAACAAATTCTACAGCAGAGGCAACAACAGGCTCGGCAAACTGAAATTGCCGCGTCGTATCAAGATCGCGAAGAAGATGCGCGGGATAAGTATGAGGACTTTGAACAAGTCGCATACAACCCAAACCTCCGAATTACGACTGTTATGGCGCAAGCAATTCAAACTTCTGACGTTGGCCCCGAAGTAGCGTACTACTTAGGTGTTAATCCAAAAGAAGCAGACCGGATATCCTATCTTGAACCTATTTTGCAAGCCAAGGAAATTGGACGGATTGAAGCTAAATTAGCAGCAAATCCACCCGTAAAAAGATCAACGAGCGCACCAAGTCCTATATCTCCTGTCACTGCTAAAACCAGTGGAAACCCTGCCTACGACACTACCGATCCACGATCTGTGAAAACAATGAGTGCTTCGGAATGGATCGCCGCAGATAGGGCCAGACAGATAAAGAAAATGGAAGCGGCACGACGTTAACACAGCTTTTGAAAGGCTAAATTATGGCTAACTCTATTCTCACTATTGACATGATCACCAGGAAGGCTCTCGAAATTCTTGAGAACAACCTTGTGCTCACCCGTAACTGCAACCGTCAGTACGACGATTCTTTCGCTGTTGAAGGCGCAAAGATTGGCTCGACACTCCGCATCCGTCTCCCAGATCGCGCACTCGTCACAGACGGCGCTGCTCTTCAGGTGCAGGATGACAACGAGCAGTTCACGACCCTGACCGTTGGCTCGCAGAAGCACATCGGCGTCAACTTCACATCGGCAGAATTGACGATGCAGTTGGATGACTTCGCTGAACGTGTTCTCAAGCCTCGTATCAGCCAGTTGGCTGCTTCGGTCGATGCTGATGTTGCTAACGCATACAAGAGCATCTACTCGTCTGTCGGAACGCCCGGCACGGTTCCTTCGACTTCTCTGGTTCTTCTTCAGGCACAGCAGAAGCTCAATGAATACGCCGCGCCGATGCCAGATCGTTATGCCACCGTCAACCCAGCCGCTAACGCCGGGCTTGTCGAAGGCATGAAAGGCTTCTTCAACCCAGTTGATACCATCAGCCGTCAGTTTAAGAACGGCCTTATGGGCGCAGGCGTGCTTGGCTACGACGAAATCAATATGTCGCAGTCAATTCTTCAGCACACGACTGGTTCGCGTTCGGCTACGGACTCGATCCTTGTTAACGGCGCTGTGTCAACGCAAGGCCAGTCCACTATCGCTCTTGATGGCGGCACAGGTTCAGCTACGTTCAAGACCGGCGACGTGTTCACGATTGCTAACGTGTACTCGGTCAACCCACAGACCCGTCAGTCCACCGGTAGCTTGCAGCAGTTCGTTGTAACCGCTGATGCTACGGCTTCTGGCGGTGCTTGGTCGTCGATCAGCATCTCCCCTGCCATCTACACTTCGTCTAATGCTCTTGCCACAGTGGATTCGTTCCCTGCTGACAACGCAGCAGTCACAGTGTTGGGCGCGGCATCGACTTCGTACCCACAGAACCTTGTATACCAGAAGAACGCCATTACCCTTGGTACTGCCGATCTTCTGCTCCCACAGGGCGTGGATATGGCGTCTCGTCAGGTTCATAACGGCATCTCGATGCGTATTGTTCGTCAGTACGACATCAACAATGACCGTATGCCTTGCCGTATTGACGTGCTGTATGGCTATTCCGTAATTCGTGCGCCTATGGCCGCGAGAATTTGGGGCTAATCCATGAGCTATAATATTGGCAATATCAACAAACTGTCGGTAATCAGCGTTACGCTGTCGCCTGCGCTTGTTGCTGCTAATACGACAGCGGAACAGACGTTCACTGTCAATGGTTTAGTCGCCGGTGATTTTGTAGCTTGTGTAAACAAGCCTACAGCACAGGCGGGGCTTGGGATCGTTGGTTGCCGTGTATCGGCGGCCAACACCCTAGCGATTACCTTTAGCAACAACACCGCGGCAAGCATTACGCCTACAGCGGCTCAAATCTACACGGCTATGATCGCTCGCAAAGACAGCACGATCACTGACGGCAACATTTAAGGAGAATTAGTATGGGACTTCCCTCAGTAGGCGGCGGCTATCAGACTAATGATGGCAACCTTAGCGAAGTAAAGATGTCTGTTGCATCGGCTCCGGTCACTGCTACAGACACTGCAACTTTGACCGTGGATCAGTTGATCAACGGCCTTATCATTGGCACACCAACAGCGACAGCAATCTATACGCTTCCGCTCGCGGCGACTCTTGATAATACATTAACCAACTCAAAAGTCGGTACGACTTTTGATTTTCGCGTTATGACAACGGCAGCATTTGGTATCACAATCGCTACCAACACAGGTTGGACGATTGGTTCATCTGGTTCGCAGGGTCTTATGACCATTGCGGCAACTGCCGGTACAGTTCGTTCATTCCGCGCCCGTAAATCGGGCGATGGGGCTTGGGCGCTCTACGCAATCTCGTAATGTTAAACGGGGCGGGGGTAATTCCCGCCCCAATTTCAAAGGTGATAAATGCACATTATTCTCAAACATCCCGTTCACGGTAAAAAAGTTGCAATTTCTGAAATGGAAGTTGAAGAAGACAAGAAACACGGGTGGACGCGGGTCATAGATAAACCAGTTGATAACGATACCTCAAATGAGTTAGAAGTACGTCGTCGTCGTAAGTCAGACGAGGCATAAGGAGCCACCATGACGACTACCGCAGGAGATCAAATTAACGGCGCTTTGCGGCTTATTGGTCAGCTTGCAGAGTCTGAAAGTCCTTCTGCGGCAGCATCGCAAGACGCTTTGGCTGCGCTCAATCAAATGATTGATTCGTGGAACACAGAGCGGCTGTCTATTTTTTCAACGCAAGATCAAGTTTTTTCTTGGCCGCCTAATGTCCTTAGCAGGACGCTTGGCCCTTCCGGTGATTTTGTCGGTAACCGTCCGATACTTTTGGACGATTCCACATATTTTATTGATACGGCATCAGGGATTTCTTACGGCATTAAAATTATTAACCAACAGCAATACGACGGCATTGCGGTTAAAACAGTCACTAGCACATATCCGCAAGTGATTTGGATTAACATGAGTTACCCCGACATTGAAATGTATGTGTATCCCAAGCCTACCAAAGTGCTTGAGTGGCATTTTATTTCTGTTGAAGAGCTAACAAAGCCCGCGCTGTTGTCCACCACTCTTGCTTTCCCGCCGGGCTATCTCAGAGCGTTCAAGTACAATCTCGCCTGTGAAATTGCGGCTGAGTTTGGTGTAGAGCCTTCGCCGCAAGTTCAACGCATCGCAATGACATCTAAGCGCAATTTGAAGCGCATCAATAACCCTGACGATGTTATGTCTATTCCGTACTCGATTGTCGGAACTCGTCAACGGTTTAACATTTTTGCAGGAAATTACTAATGCAAACGCCTATCTTAGGCCAAAGCTATGTCGCCCGCAGCGTTAATGCCGCTGACAGCCGCATGGTTAATTTGTTTCCTGAAGCTACTCCGCAAGCAGGCAAGACAGCAGGGTTCTTGAACCGCGCTCCAGGTCTTCGTCTGCTTACAACTCTTGGCACTGGCCCTATACGCGGTATTTGGTCGCCAGATCCTAACGGGTTGTACGCCTACGTTGTGTCAGGCAATGCGTTTTACCGGATCGACACAAGCTATAATATAGAAAATTACGGTTACGTGAGCGGCACTGGGCAAGTGTCTATGGCGGATAACGGCACGCAAATTTTTATCGCGTCCAACCCCGACGGCTACATTTTCAACATGACCACGTTGATATTCGCGCCGATTACAGACCCTGATTTTCCCGGCGCTGTTACGGTCGGGTATCTGGATGGGTACTTTGTTTTTAACGAACCTAACTCACAGCGCGTATGGACAACGGTTCTTCTTGACGGGTCGTCTGTAGACCCGCTTGATTTTGCAAGTGCTGAAGGCTCGCCTGACGGCCTTGTTTCGCTTATTATTGACCACCGCGAAGCATGGCTGTTTGGTACGAACTCGGTCGAAGTCTGGTACGACGCAGGCAATGCGGGTTTTCCGTTAACCCGTATTCAGGGCGCTTACAATGAAATTGGATGCGTAGCTGCGTACTCGGTCGCCAAACTGGACAACGGCGTGTTCTGGCTTGGCGGCGATGCGCGTGGCGAGGGCATTGTCTACCGCACAAACGGCTATACCGGCCAACGCATTTCAACACATGCTATTGAATGGCAAATTCAACAGTACGGCGATATTTCGGATGCGATTGGGTACACCTATCAACAAGACGGCCATTCATTTTATGTCTTAATATTTCCGTCAGCCGGTAAGACGTGGGTATATGATGTTGCGACCGATAACTGGCACGAACGTGCTTCGTGGGTAAACGGTGCTTACACCCGCCATCGGTCTAATTGCCAGATGGCGTTTAACCATGAAGTCATTGTTGGCGATTACAATGACGGTCGTATTTATGCGTTTGATTTGAATGTTTATGCGGACGACGATCAACCACAGCGTTGGCTTCGGTCGTGGCGGGCTTTGCCGCAAGGCGCGAACACACTCATCCGCACGGCGCAGCACAGCCTTCAACTCGACGCTGAAACAGGCGTAGGGTTAAACTTGGGGCAGGGCAGCGACCCGCAAGTTATGCTTCGGTGGTCGGATGACGGCGGGCACACTTGGTCAAATGAGCATTGGGCGTCGATGGGCAACATCGGAGCATATGGTACGCGCACATTCTGGCGGCGGTTGGGCATGACGGTTAAATTGCGCGACCGAGTATATGAAGTGTCAGGGTCTGACCCTGTGAAGATAGCTATCGTCGGCGCGGAGTTATTGTTGAGCGGGTCAAATGCCTAACGCAAACCGTATTCCCACTACACAAGTTCCGTTAACAGACCCAACTACAGGTTTGGTTTCGCGTGCTTGGTTTCGGTTTTTTGAAAATTTGAACACGATTGTAAGCGATGTCTACACGCCAACCTTGACCAACACGACCAACATCGCGTCTAGCACGCCCGCAATTTGTCAGTATTTTCAAATCTACAATACGGTTACGGTTAGCGGCCAAGTTACAGTGCGAGCTACAGCCACCGGCGCGTGTAACTTAAAAATGACGCTTCCTATCGCCAGTAATTTTACATCTTCCGGCCAAGCCGCAGGCACGTTTGCTACAACAACCGCAGGCGGTACGGCACAAGGCGCTATCTTAGCTGATGTCGTAAATGATCAGTTTGAGTTTCGCTTTACCGCTACTAATACAGTTTCAACCGTCTATGCGTTTACGGTTACCTACCAACTTGTGCAATAGTGAAAATCAATGTAGGGTGCGGCTATGGCAGTTATTCTTTCTCCTCTAGCCGGCGCGGGTTGGCAGTTCTTCGACGACAACGGTGCTACGTTGACGGGCGGTTTGCTTTACACTTACGCAGCCGGGACAACAACGCCATTAACGTCTTACACAGATAGCACCGGCGCTACCGCCAACACTAACCCGATTGTTCTTGACTCTGCGGGCCGTGTTGCAGGCGAAGTTTGGTTGACTACCGGTAGCAACTATAAGTTTGTGCTGAAGACTTCGGCGGGCGTTACGATTTGGACAAACGATAATATCGCCGGCGTTCCTGCGTCTAGCATTACTTCGCTTCGCCTTAACGGCGCGACGTCTGGCTATGTAGATTTGCAGACCGTTCCTATTGCGGGCGCAAACACAATTACATTTCCCGCCGCTACAGGCACGGTGCTATTAGACCCGAATACGGCGTTTACCGGCACGACGACATTTCAAACTATTTCGGCTACCCAAGACATTAACGGGCGCACTTTTAATGCGTCCGGGTCTATTACAATTGGCAGTTATTTGTATGGCAGCGGCACGGGGCAATTTAAGATCCCCGCAGGCACGACAGCCCAACGCGCAGGGTCGTTTACCGGCATCGGGTCTATCACCGGCACAACACTTGCCCTTTCATCTGTGGCGTCCGGCGCGGCGTATGTCGGCGCGACAATCACAGGCACGGGCGTAACCGCGGGCACGCGCATTACGGAGTTTTTGACCGGCACAGGCGGCGCAGGAACGTACACGGTCAGCGCATCGCAGACGGTAGCGTCTACGACGATTACCGACCAAGCTATTGCGGGTATGATCCGTTACAATTCAACGCTGTCTACCTTCGAAGGGTATAGCAGTTC